CGGCTGCTGCGGCTTCGGCTGCTGCGGCTTCGGCTGCTGGTTCCGGGGGCGTTAACAAGCCCAAGGTTTTCACCCAAGATGACATCAACCGTTATCTTGCCGAAGATCGTCGGAAGCATGAGGAAAAGGTTACGAAGGTTGAGAGCGAGTACAAGCGAGTTCTTGAGAACTTCCAGCTTACCGAGAATCAGCGTAAGCAACTTGAGGAAGGTCTTGAGACGGTGCGTGCCGAATCCCGAACAAAAGAGGAAAACCTCTCCAAGCAATTTGAGAACCTAAAGAACGAGTCCCAGAAAACCGCGAAGTCTCTTGCCGAGGAACGCGATAGCTGGAAGAACCGTTATGAAACTACCGAAATTCGCCGGTCCATTCAGGACGCCGCGAACAAGGGCGAGGCTTATCGCTCGGATCATATCCTGGCGATCCTACAGCCTCTTACTCGGATGACCACGATCATGGATCAAACCGGCAAGGCCACGAGCGATCTGGCCCCGCGAGTGCATTGGCCGGCAAATGATCCGAAAACGGGGGAGTCCCTCACGAACGTCTTTACCGCAGACGAAGCCGTGAACTACATGAAGGATAAACCGGATGAATACGGTTATCTATTCAAGTCTGGTGCCCAAGGGGGCATCGGTGGCGGTAACGGCACCGGCACGACAGCCGGGAAAAATGGTAAGGTGGACGTGACTCAACTCACGCCCGCGCAATACCGCGAACTCCGAAAGAAAAACCCAGCGGCTCTCGGACTAAAGTAATTTCTGGGGTGCAGATTGTGACTTCGATTTTTACTCCCTTCCCTAAAGGAAACAAAGCTATGATGAATTTCTACTGCGAACCGGCCCTGGCTCTTTACGCGAACAGCCTGGATGCCTACGTGCCGGAACTGTGGGCGAACGAGTCCCTTGCGATCCTGTTGGAAAACATGGTCGCCTCGAACCTTGTCCACCGCGACTTCGAGGATGAAGTTGCCGCTTTCGGCGACGTTGTGAACACCCGGCGTCCGGGCGAGTTCTCTGCCAAGCGTAAGACCGCGAACGACGACATCACGTTGCAGGATGCGACGGCGACGAACGTGCAGGTTCCGTTGGATCAGCACTTCCACACGTCCTTCATCATCCGTGATGAAGAATGGAGCAAGTCGTTCAAGGACTTGGTTGTGGAATATGTCCAGCCGGCCATGCAGTCGATTGCCCGTGCGGTCGATCAGGTCGTGTTGGGTCAGGTCCACAAGTTCCTCGCCAACAAGGCGGGCAAGCTGGACGGGATCACAAGCACCGATGCGGTGGACTACATTCTCGACCTGCGAGAAGACCTGAATCGCAACAAGGCTTATGTCGATGGGCGTCGGCTCATCGTGACTCCGACCACGGAAACCGTGTTCCTAAAGGACGAGCGGCTTCTGTCGGCGGAAAAGGTTGGCGATGATGGCACGGCTCTCCGCGAAGCGTCCCTTGGGCGTAAGCTGGGCTTTGACATCTTCATGTGCCAGAACATGAACTACATCAGCACGCTGAACGCGGACATTGCCTCCGGCACTGTCACGAACGCGAACGCTGCTGGTGCGACCGGCTCGAAGGCCGTGACCCTGACCGGCTACAATGCGGTCGTGGGTGAGTTCGCCACTGTGGTCGGCGATCAACAGCCGCAGATCATCAGCGCCCGTACCCTGTCGATGGCTGACACAACTGCCATCACCTTCGTCGATGCCTACAAGTATGCGACGTTGGCCGGTGCGGTCCTGACGGTTTACAAGTCGTGCCTTGTGAACGGCACGAAGGCTGCTGGCTACGCCAAGGACATCAGCGTTGACGGTCACACCGCCAACAAGGGTCCGCAGGTGGGCCAACTGATCGCGTTCGGTACGGGTGCCTCCCGACACACGTACACCGTGATCCAGACGACGATCAATAGCTCGACGGATACGAGCGTGTGGCTGGATCGTCCGCTGGCTGCGGCCATCACGGACGGCGACTCGGTGTTTCCGGGTCCGGCTGGTAGCTTCAACTTCGCGTTCCACCGGAACGCCCTGGCCCTTGTGACCCGTCCGCTGGTCACACCGCCCCAGGAGTTTGGCGCTCGGTCGGGTGTCGTGTCGGATGACGGCATGGCGATCCGGGCTACGATGCAGTACAACAGCACGAAGCAGGGTCTAGTCGTGACCCTCGACCTGTTGTGCGGCGTGAAGGAACTGGACACCGATCTGGGTGCGGTTCTGCTTGGCTAAGATGCCAAAATCCCGGCTTCTAGTAGCCGGTTAATCTTGAGCGGTGGGCGGCTCGCCCGCCCACCGCTCTTTCTCTTACACCACAGAAGGGACTCGCAGGTATGTCCTTTGACTTCGTTGAACTGGCAAAGCAATTCGGACCTTTCGTTGCTTTCACCGTATATTTTGTCTGGCAAGGATGGCAGCGTGAAAAACGCCAGTCCGCCAGGATCGACGAGTTGGCCAACCAGCAAAAGGAAACGCTAACGCAACTGGTTGTGGACTCCACTTCTGCTCTGGCCCACAACACAACGGTCATCGAGCAAAACACAAAGATCATGTCACGGATGGACCGAGTTATTTCCCGGTACTGCGATGATATGGAGTGTGACCGCAATGACGACGAACGGCAATAAATCCCTCGAACTCTTTATTCGTCGCAACATCTATGCGATGAAGCGACAATACGGGGCGCGAGTGGACGTGTACCGTGTTGTGTCCAGCGTCACAGATCACCTGACGGGGGAAAAGACCGTCGTTAAGGAAGTCTATCCAGTCCGCCGGGCACCCGTCCTCCCATACCGGATGAAGCGGGATGTCGTGCAGACTATCTCAATTATCTCCGCCGACAAATCTTTCGTTTACGGCGGGGCCTTCGACGCATCGAGACGTGAAATCATCTTCGACGCGCGGGACTTGCCAAAGAACTTCGAGATCAAGCCGGAAGATTACGTCGTGTTCAATCACACACGATGGGATGTTGTGACGGCTGAGAAGATTGAATACGAAACCGGATGGGTGTTGACAGTTAAGAACATCCCCAACATGCCGGCGTGCGAGATCAAAGACGTTTTGGTTACACAGTCCTTCTCTCTTGCCGGGGCTGCTGAGGGTTTGCTCCCAGGCGAGCAACACCAAAGCCTTCTATCGTCCCTCGGATTATCTTCCACTCATGCAGTCGTCAAGGCCCTTGGGGACATGCCTAGTAATATCTCTGGGCTGAACCTACAACAAGTAGTCGTGGCACAGGTGAACTAATGGCAGTAAACAAGAACTGGCCGCGATGGATTTTCGCTTCGATCTCCGATCACTTCAAGACGGTGGCCGCAGCCGACAACGTACCTTTACTAATCGAAGGGATCGAGGATAGAACCTCGGACAAGATTAGACAATTAGACCATGCTGAACTTCGCATCAACGGTCCTGTGTCGAAGGAACCCAGCAAAGGTTTTTACATCTTGAACGTCACCGTAAACATTATCATCCAGAACTATATGTCGGAAGAAAATGCTTACAACATCATAAACAACGAAGGTGTGTTCTTCGCTGGGATGGGGCCAATTGACGTTTTTAAGCACGGTAACGGGCCGGATGATGACGGCAGCTTTCTAGGCTGTCTTGTTCTTCGAGAAGATTTGTTAGAGCCGAGGTTCGTAGCCCGGTTCGGTCAACTCAAAGAGGACGTTCGTATCCGCGAATCTATGGTTGGCGGAAAGTACAAAATCTGTCTCCAAAACTAAGGGAGCCTTTCTATGGCGCAAATTGAACTCAGAAACACGACCATCTATTTGCAGGATGGTTTCACTGGCACGGCTGCCGTGAACAATGGTGCTGGCTATATGGCCGGTGCTGCAACAATGTTGATTGATACAATCGCTGACTTTCCTGACGCTGGCCAGGAAGTTTTTGAGGGTGTTCGGTTCACCGTCGCCGGTGAAACGGGTACACCGATCCACACCGTCACGGCGCACGTTGGTAGCGCACCTACTACCAGCATTACCTTCACCCCGGTACTTGCCGGTTCAGTGGTGGACACGGCGGTAATCACGTTCCTGCCAGCCCGCATTGAAATCCGAATTGGTGAGGGCAACCTTAGTTGGACGGAAGCTAAGGAATACGAATACGTGCTGGACCGGGGCGACCTGGACACAGTTCGTGAAGGCGATCAACAGCCGGTGGAAGTCAACATCGACCTGATGTATGAGTTCTACACCAACGGCTCTGGCGGTGCTTGGCTACCGTCGCCGATTGATTTCCTAAAGCGGCAGGCCGAAGCCGCGAATCTTGCCAGTTCGTCCGGCGACCCGTGCGAGCCGTTCGCTCTCGACATCTTTGTTGAGTATGATCCGCCGTGCGGTTCTGAGTTGAACGAGAACTATACGTTCCCCGACTTCCGTTACGAGAGCCTTGAGTTCGACGTTCGGGAAGCGACGATCAGCGTCAGTGGGCGTTGTAACGCAGTCGAACCGACTGTGGCCCGTGCTTAATCTTTAACCTCCAAACAAAGGAAATAACTTATGGCTCAGATTGAACTTCGTAACACGACGATTTACCTAAAGGACGGGTTTACTGGAACGGCGGCTGTCAACGGCCCCGGTGCCCCGGCTGCCCCAGCCAACGGTAACACGACGCTTTACATCGACACCATCGCTAACCTGCCTGACGCTGGAACCACGGTTCCGGTCGGTGCCCGGTTCAGCGTGGCTGGATCGACCCGTGAATTCTATACGATCACGGCTGCCGACAATGACGAGAACCAGAAGGTCGTGGTTGACGCCACAAGCGGCAACTTCACCATCACGTTCTCCGGTCAGACGACCGCCAACATTTTGTACAACGCCAATGCGGCGGCTGTGCAAGCGGCTTTGGAAGCCCTCAGCAACATCGCCCCCGGCGACGTGGTTGTGACTTCCCCGGTTGCGAGTTCTTGGATCATCCGATTCGAGGGCGTCTATGCCGGAGTCAACGTGCCGGAAGTAACGGCTACAGACGTTGACCTGATGGGTGGGGCCGACACCATTACCATCACGACCCTCAACTCTGGGGGCACGACCGGCATCATCACGTTCACGCCGGCTCTGGCCACGGCTGACGGGATTCCCGCCGATAATGCCGTGATAACCTTCCTGCCCGCTCGCGTCGAGATTCGGATTGGCGAAGGCAATCTGACCTGGACGGAAGCCAAGGAATACGAATATGTCCTTGATCGAGGCGACCTGGATACGGTTCGAGAAGGCGACCAGCAGCCGGTGGAAGTCAACATCGACCTGATGTACGAGTTCTACACTAACGGCTCAGGCGGTACGTGGCTACCCTCTCCTATCGACTTCCTAAAGCGACAGGGCGAGGCGGCCAGTCTTGCCAGTTCGTCTGGCGACCCGTGCGAACCGTTCGCAATCGACATCGAGGTTGTGTACGATCCGCCGTGCGGTTCGGAAGATGACGAGAACTATACGTTCCCCGACTTCCGGTATGAGAGTCTTGAGTTTGATGTACGAGAAGCGACGATCAGTGTCTCTGGCCGGTGCAATGCCGTTGAGCCGACCGTGACCCGTGGCTAATCACTAACCGAAACGACCCTGCCCCAATAGTGGGGCAGGGTCACAACACCCCGCAGGAGTTCTACTATGAAGATGAATGGTGTGAAACTTGAATGTCCTAATGAAGCTATCCTAGTGCTTCCGCGACCGGATGGCGACCTTGTTTTCAAGGCCCGTGCGATCTTGGACTACGATGAGTTCGACAAGATTTGCCCGGAGCCGAACGCCCCCGTGAAGGTTCTCAAGGGCGGCAAGAAAGAGGTAAACCGTGCGGACTTGGATTATATCCGAGCCGTCAACGAAGTCAACGAGCGCCGAATGGCGTGGATCGTTCTCAAGTCCTTGGCCGCAACCGAGGACTTGGAGTGGGAAACCATTGACATGATTCGCCCTGAAACTTGGCTGAACTACGCCCAAGAGTTGAAGGACTCCGGCTTCTCTGTCATCGAGATCAACAAGATCGTGGGTCTAGCCCTGCAAGCTAACGCCCTGGATGAAGCCAAGCTGGAAGCGGCGCGAGCGGCTTTCTTAGCTGGTCAGGGGAAGGAGTGAGGCGATTCCTC